CATCTGGATCTGGAAAAAGCACCTCTCTAAGAAACTTAGATCCAAAAACTACTTTTATAATTAATGTTGCTGGTAAACCTCTTCCATTTAAAGGTTTTAGAAAAAATTATAAACAATTAGTTCAAAATCCTGAAACAAAAAAATTTGAAGGTAATTTATATAATACGTCTGACGTTGCAAAGATAGGTCAAGTATTAAGAGTTATTGATAAAACCAGACCTGAAATAAGGACTGTTATTATAGAAGATGCTCAATACTTAATGGCTAAAAAAGATTGAAATGAAGTTTAGTGAATCTATGTTAGAATATAAAAATGTATGTGGAATCTATAAAATTATTTGTAATAATACAAATTTTTATATAGGAAGTTCTAAAAATATTCAGCAAAGATTTTACAAGCACAGAAGAGAACTTCGTAAAGGAGTTCACAAGAATGAACATTTACAAAATTCATATAATAAATATGGAGAAGAATGTTTTGAATTGGTGATTGTAGAACTATGTAACATAGATGAACAATACTTAAAAGAACAACATTATATTAATTTATTAAAACCTGTTTACAATAAAGAACAGGATGTTTTAACTCACATTCCAACTGAAGAAACTAAGAAAAAACTATCAGAAGCTAATAAAAGATATTATGCTAATCCTGATAATTTAAATAAACGATATAAAACTATATACCGTTTTAATAGTTCTTTAGAAATTATTAATACCTACGAAGGAATTAAACTAAATATTGAAGCTTGGGCTTTAGAATTTGGTATAAAGCCTGGTGGTGTTAGTAAGGGAGTTAGTAGAGCATTAGCAAGTGGTAAATTATATAAGGGTTCTTATTGGTCTTACGATCAAAATTTCAAAGGCCCTACAATCAGTAATGATTGTTAGCAAATCTGGTGAATTCAGGGAAACTCCATTAATGGACAATCCTGAGCCAAGCCCTTAGTGAGGGAAGGTGCAACGACTATTCCGAAAGGAAGTACAATCAAGTGATTGGAAGCGCCAGACATCTTAATAAAGATGATGATATAGTCTAATCTGCATGGTAACATGCAGCAGTTAATTAAAATTAACGGGCAATGATTAACGAACATTGCTGAATATAAATGTTTGAAGCTATGGACAGAAGTTCTGAAAAAGGGTTAAATTAATCTAGCCCTAACCAATCTAATTGCTGGAAACTCCTTAGAGTCATGTAAACTACAACGTAATAATGAAATATGTGTAAGCGTGATATGTTAAAAATTACATGAATTGGACAATCAGCAGCGAAATCTCAAATAGAGAAACGTTCAACGACTATCTCCGTGAAGGAGAGTACATTAGAATTAATATTAATTCTTTTGGAAACGGTTGGGATTTTTATGATTTTATTATTGCTATCTTTGTGAATTATAATTTAACAAAATAGCATATGGAAAAAATTAAAGGAAAAACGAAAATGGCAGAATATAAACAATGGAAATCTATGAAATCCAGATGTTATTCTCCATCTACAACTAAAGGAAAATACAAAGAGAATAATATTCAAGTTTGTGATGAATGGAAAAACTCTTTTGAAGCATTTTATGCTGATATGGGAAGTTGTCCAGAAGGATTCACACTCGAAAGGGTAAATAACTTAGAAAATTATTCTAAAGAGAATTGTATTTGGGCAAGTAGAACTACTCAAAGTAAAAACAGAGAAGATTTTAATGACATTGTTACCTATCAAGGCAAAACAATGGTATTGAAAGACTGGGCTAAAGAGTTTGGTATAAAATATACAACTTTATATCAAAGAATTTACAGATCTGGTTTATCATTTGAGGAAGCTATTCAAAAAGATCCTTTTAATAAATTAATAACTATTGGAGAAGATTCTAAAACTCTTAAACAATGGTGTGAATTTTATAATATAGATTTTTCTTTAGTAAACAATAGAGTCTCTAAACACAAATGGAGTCCTATTGAAGCCTTAACCATACCGAAAGGTAATAAAAGAAATAAAAATTAAGATATAGTCTGAACTTTATGGAAACATAAAGAGTTGGGTTTAAATGCCCAGATTAACACAATTGATGATAAATTTACTCAAATTGCTTCTAATTTTTATTCTATATTAAAAGAATCTATGAATATGAGAGACAACTTAAAAGTATGTGTTCTTACTCATAGTGAAAATACAGGAGACCCATTAAATCCTAGTTATAAAATAAAGACGATTGGTAATTAATTTTGCCTGTAACACCCCTAATTCGGTGAACCCTCAGCACATAAAGGTGGTGGGAATACCGAGCCAAGCAAGAGTGTAAACTCTGGGCGAGTGTAACGACTATCTGCGGCGGCAGAGTAGGGAAATAGACTAATTAACTATTTTTCGAAACGGGGATATCTCTATATATTTTTTATTAACATAAAAAATTAATTATATGATATATTTTTATACTTTAAGTGATCCAAGAACACCTGATGTAATTAGGTATATTGGAAAAACCAAATCTCCCTTAAATAGGAGATTAAGCGGACATATTTCCTCAACTAAAAGAGCTTTTTTAGATAAAGGAACTAGAAACTATAATATGAATTGAATAAAATCTTTATTAGATTTAGGTTTAAAACCACTCATATTAGAAATAGATTCAATAGAATGTAAAGATGATTCAAAAGAATGGATAATATTTGAAAAATATTGAATATCTCAATTTAAATCATGGGGTTTTAGTTTAACAAACTTAACTGATGGTGGAGATGGCAATCAAAATCAATATTTTTCTAAAGAATCTATAGAAAAAAGAGCAGAAAAAATTAGGGGAATTCCTAGACCACAAGAAATTAGAGATCAGATTTCTGAATCTAATAAAGGAAAACCTAAATCTGCAGAACACATAAAAAATACGCGGGAAGGTATAATTAAAAAACAAGGAAGGGCAGTTAATCAGTATTCATTACAAGGAGAATTTATCCGCGAATGAAGATGTATGTCCGAAGCAGCTGATTATTATAATGTTGATAGATCATCTCTTATGAGGTGTTGTCAAGGTAAATTTAAAAAATCAGCAGGATTTGTTTGAAAATATAGAGATGAAGATATAGTCTAGTCTTACAGGAAACTGTAAGGGAGTAAATGTTACCTAATTAGTAATGTAAAAGTTTACTCCAAAACGAAAATGTTGGATAATATGATTACCTTAGAAGGGCTTTTTACTTATGTTTTATTTACTGAGCTTGTAAAGGATATAGATGGAAATGTTGAACACAAGTTTATAACTCAATCTGATGGAACTACAACTGCTAAAACACCTATGGGTTGTTTTGGTGATTTTCATATTGACAATGACTTACAATTTGTAATTGAACAAATTGATAAATATAATGAAGAATAATGATAAGAGCAGTAACAATAACATTTGATGTAGATACTGAAACTGGAGAAGTAACTGGAGTTAAAGCTCAAGTGGAAGGTGAAGTAAAAAGAAAGACTACAACTACTAAAAAGAAAGAAGTTGTAAAGGAGTTAGAAAATACTCCAATTATTACAAGAGAAGAAAACAAATTAGTATTTAATAATAGAGCTATGTCTGACATGGGACTAGATGAAACATGTAGAGTAGTTATTAAATATGAAAAAGAAGGTTCTAAACTTATTCCTGTAATAGGAACTGATTTAGCATTTTCAGAAGAAGGCTCTGGAAATAAAATGACTAAGTCACAAACGATTTCTTATAAAGGAAATCAAAACGTTGTATTAGCTGAATTTGGAAGTGAATTTACTATTACAACATATCAAGATGAAATTTGGAAACTTATTCCACTAGGTGAGCCTGAAGTAGCAGAGTCCGTAGAGGAAGCTGTAAAAATTTCTTCAAAGGTAGATCCTGTACTATTAACAGATGATGAAGATACTTACGAGATAAATGAATTGACATTTAAGCTATAAATAATTTATAAATGAGCGGATTTAATTTTAACATCACTGCAGGTGCATCACAATCTACATTTAAACCACAATTATCTGGAAATGAAATACATGAAGTAAAGTTTGACGGAGCTTTTTCTGAAGATATTCAAGGAAAAAAAGATCCAAGTCAAGTTTATAAAGTATTAAAACTAAGATTTTCTAATGATAAGGGTCAGTTTGAACATACAATTTTTGAGCCAAGACCAGAAGATTTTCAAAGAGGAGAAAACAAAACGACAAAAGATGGTAAGGAAACAACTTTTCCTACACCTTCTAATGTTGAATCAATGATGTTGCTTTTAAAGCACGTTATTGATGCTGTTACTCCTGAGATTGGTAAGAAAATTGATAATAAAGAAGTAACTTTAGGCGGCAAAAACTGGGAAGAGTTAAGAGCCAATATGATATTAGTATTAGATAAAGGAAAAGGAGCAACAACTAAGATAAAGCTTATTACTGATTCTAAAGGAAATGCAAGATTTCCTGGATTCTTTACTAGTCTTAATCAAGAAGGAACAGCTTATATTAGAAACAACTTTGTTGGTTCTGCTATAGGTTTTACTTCTTACGAAAAAACAAGAATAGAAAATGCAGCTAACGCTAAGCCTACTAAAATGGATGATTCTGTTTTAGGACTTGCTGATACTGCAAGTGATGAAAGTGATTTAGATCTAAGTTTTGATATAGCAAGCCTATAATAAACTTATGGAGTTTCAACTAGATGTAACTCCAAGAATTACAAAAGAATTCTTATTTAATCACATAAGTCAAGAAACTTTGATGGAGCATTACTTAGGAGTCCCTGTAAAAAAGGGACTCTTTGTATGCCCATCTTTTATAAGAAAAGACACAAAACCTACTTGTGCTTTTTATAAAAACGAAAGAGGAAATCTTATATTTAAAGATTTTGCAGGAATGTCTGGTGATGCAATTACAGTAGTTATGGAAATATTTACATGTAGCTATTACCAAGCTCTGAGAATAATAGCAAATGATTTTAATTTAGTGCCGTACACTAAAATGGAGGTGAATCCTCCTAAAATACAGTATACAGGTAATATTCTAGAAGAAACTAAATCTGCTAATATTCAAGTAGAATTACAAGATTTTTCTAAAAAAGAATTAGATTGGTGGGAAGGATTTGGTATTTCTTTGGAGATATTAAAAAAATTTAAAGTATTCTCGCTTAAATCTGTATTTTTAAATAGTCATTACTTTACAAGTTCTTCAGAACGCACTCCTATATATGGATATTATGGAGGAAAGAATACAAAAAGTGAAGAGCTTTGGAGAATATATATGCCGACTAAAACAAAGTATAGATTTTTAAGTAACTGGTCTTCTTCATTAATTCAAGGCATTAGACAATTGCCTGTTACTGGAGATAGTCTAATCATTACAAAGTCCCAAAAAGATGTTATGTCTTTATATGGAATAAACATAAATGCAATAGCTCCTATATCAGAAACTATTGTAATAAGTCGAAATAAGTTTGAGAAACTTCAAAAGAGTTTTAAAGAAATATTATGTTTTTATGACAATGATTTAGCTGGAATTAAAGGAGCTCAGAAATACAAAAGAGAGTATAATATCAGATGTATATTTATTAAACGTAAATGTGCTAAAGATATAAGTGATCTATGGAAAAAATCTTCTTATCTGCAAAAATTAGAAATAACAGAAGATTTAAATACTATACTAAAAGATAAAACGGTTAAAAAAACAAAGTATTTTTATATATTTAATGGCTAAAAAGAAAAAAGAAAAAACTGCTTGAGAAGCAGAAGAAATAGAACAAATAGAACAAACAGAAACAGTAAAACCTAAAAAGAAAAGGTCTGGAGCTTATGCTAAAAATAAAGGAAGTTCTTATGAAAGAAAAATTGTAAATGAATTAAAGGAAATAACAGGAGACGAAGAGTTATGTACATCAAGATCTGAAAGTAAAAAATTAGATGATGCTAAAATTGATATAGCAGATCCTAATAGTATATTAGATTTTTATGTACAATGTAAAAGTACTCAAACAAATCCTAGTGTAAAAAAACTTAATGCCGAAGTAGGCAGAAAAGATAGACCTTTAGCTATATTTTGGAATGCACAAGAAAAAAGAGAAGTAAACTGTATAAGTGCAGGAGAATATGTGATTATTCCAAAAAATTTCTTTTATGATTTATTAAAGATAAGGTATGAAAAAGATTAGTATTTTAATTATAATATTATTAATATCTGGAACATTCTTTATAAAAAATAGAACTCCTAAAGTAATTCCTTTTAAAAATTCTCATAATGAAGATATTAGAATCCCAATTATACAAAAAAATATAAACAATGAAGAAGTTTTGTTTATATTAGATTCTGGAGCAAATATATCTATTATAGATAGTACTTGGTACTATGATAATAAACATATGTTTACAGAAGCTGAGAATATTAATATGGTTTTAACAGGGATTTCTGGAGTTGTTTCTATTAATTCTAAAATTATTTATACAGAAATAGATGAAGATTATGTTGTTTTTACAATAACTGATTTAGTTCCTGTAACACAAAATTTAAGTAAACAAGGATTCAAGATAGTAGGTATACTTGGATCGGATTACTTAAAGGATAATAATTTAATAATAGATTACAAAAAACAAGCTGTTTATACAGCATTTTAATAATTAGTTTATGATTAGTTTAGAAGATTTTACTAAGATTATAGAAAATATAAATAATTTTAGGGAAGTAAATGAAAAACTTTACAAAGATTTTAAAATAGATCTTATAGATATAGTAGAACCTCTTAATGTAGCTATTGAAACAGCTCTACAGTCTCTAGTCCCTAAAGAAAAAGTGGATTACCTTTTTAAGTCAATTTATGAAACAGAAATGAATAATAAAGAAGAAATAAAAGAAGTGTATGAAAGTATCTTTGAAAAGGGATGAACTAAGAATTATTTTAAATAATATTTCTGAACAACTACAAGATTATAAAAATATAAATAATGGAGGTTGTTGTTTATTTGCGTATTTGATTGCCAATCAATTAGATAGGAGAAAAATTCCTTATGATGTAATTATAGAATACCCTTCAAATAGTGAAGAAGAAATATATGAAGAGGTTAATAGTGGAACTAACTATCTTGATATACATCACATCTTTTTAAAAGTAAAAGGAAAGTATTATTATGACTCTGACGGAATAAAAGGATTTTGGCATAGAGATATAATTAAATTAAAATTAGATTCCAAAGATTTAGGTATGCTATATGCCAAAGGAAATTGGAACCCTATGTTTAAAGATAGCGTCAGTCGTAAAGACTTAATTAAACTTAAAAATGTAATAAAAACAGAATTTACAAAGTATGACAAAAAAATTAAGAGTAGCCTGCGATATTGATGATTGCTTAGCTAACTTTCTAGATCCTTATTTTAAAAGATATGGTCAACCAAAGAAAGATTATGAAATAACAAGAAATGTATATAAATTAAGAAAAGATAAAGACTTTTGGGAAAATCTCCCAGTCTTAAATAGACTTGATTTTGAACCACATATCTATTGTACTAAAAGAATAAACAGTAAACAATATACTAAAAATTGGTTAAAGAAAAATAATTTTCCTTTGAAACCAATTTATCAAATGTATAATCAACATGGAAATAAAGCAGATATGATTAAAGGAAGATGTGATGTCTTAATTGATGATTCTTATGGCAATGTTAAAAAATGTATCAATTCTGGATTACCTGCTTTACTACTAACAAGACCTCACAATAAACATATTAATACTCCTTACAGAGTAGAAAGCTTAGAATATAAAGAAATTAAAAAACAATATGAAAGTTTATTTAGAGGTAATTCCTGAAAGTGTAAAAATAATAAAAATGGATGATGCTACTTATTTCTCCGAACAATACAGAGATTATATAAGTAACAGTAAGCTAGGTTTAATAGATCCCTCCGAAGGAGGTTCTCCAGAAAAATTTAAAGAAGGTTTTAAAGGAGGGTATAATGAATCTTTTGAATTAGGTGGAGCTATTCACTCAGTACTTTTACAGCCTGATGAATATTATATACCTGATTTAAGAAAGCCTTCTGGAAAATTAGGTTTATTTGCAGAACATTTTTATAATTATAGAAAAGAAGGAAAAAGTATTCATCAATCAATACAATTAGCTTCTGAATCTTCTGACTATTATAAAGGTAAACTAAGTATTAAAAGGCTTCAAACAGCGATAAGAGAATCTTTAAAATTTTACTTAGGAAGAATAAAATTTAAAGAGGAATTAGATAAAATTCCTCTTTTTTTGTCTGAACAGATGGCATTTAAATATGATAAATGTATGACAAGTATCGCATCTAATCCTAAGTTTAAGGAAACATTATATCCAGAAGGTCTTTTATCAAACCCAGAGGTTTTTAATGAATATGCTATTTTATGTGAAGTAAAAATAACTGGAGATATAGAAAAAATTGTAAAAGTAAAAGCTAAATTAGATAATTTTACTGTTGATTATGAAAATAAAGTAATTACTTTAAATGATGTAAAATCAACTGGAAGATATGCTTCTTACTTTATGGGTAATTCTATAATTGGAGAAGATGGAGAAAGAGTTTGGATACCTGGATCATTTGAAAAATATCATTATTATAGACAATGTGGAATGTATCTATGGTTATTACAGTCAGCTGTAAGAAGTATGGGTATTGAAGATATTGAGGATTATAAGTATAAAGTGAATATTTTAGTTGTAGAAACAATTCCTGAATATCATACTAAAGTTTGTCCTGTAGCTAAGAAATGGATAAATAAAGGATTAGATGAATTTAAAAATTTATTAATTTTAGCAGCAAATGAAATTAGATAATTTAACAGAAGATATAAAGAGCTTATCTTTTGAAGATAGAGCAAAATTATATACAGTATGTTTTGGTTTTGGAACATTAGCTTCTAAAGAATTAAACACTAAATTGATTTTAATATCATTAGTAGCTCTTACTTCTAGTAAGTTAAAAGAGAAAAATCCTAAAATGACTACATTAGATTTACTAATTAAGCTTACAGGAGAAAAGCCAGGAACATTTTACTATACTGCTTTAGAAAATTTAGCAATTATAGTAGATGATTTGTCTTATAGTACAGATATATTTGATCCTTGTGGTCTTACAAACTCAACAGATATTATAAATAAAATAAAGGAGTTATTACAAACATGGACTCCATTTTAAATAAGATATGGCAGACAAAATAGAATTACGTTTAGAAGATTTTTTAGACGAAATGCAAGAGCAAGAGCAAGAAGAATTACATGATAAAGTTTCAATGTGGGTAAAAGATAAAGACTACTATGTTCCTTCAACAGATATTAGTATTGCGAAAACTTTACCTCCTGGAATGTATCAAGTCAATTATACTAATGATAGAGGGTATCATTGTAGACCGATAAAAACTGAAACAGATGAGATTTTTGTATTTTCTGATTCAATCACTAAAGAATTACTTGATGAAATAGAACTTTTTTGGGATAAAAGAAGTCTATATAAAGAAAAGAATTTAATTCATAAACGAGGTATTTTATTAACTGGCTTTGCTGGAACAGGTAAAACTACTATTATTAATATAGTATGTAAAGAACTTATTGATAAAGGTGGAGTTGTGTTTAAAATATATGGGATAAAGAATTTATCTGAATATGTTGATTTTGTTAAATATGGCTTTAGAAAAATTCAACCAGACACTCCAGTTATAACTATATTAGAAGATATAGATCAGTATCAAGATGTAGAAACTCAATTATTAGATTTTTTAGATGGACAATTTCATTTAAATCATCATATAATAATAGCTACTAGTAATAATACTGAAGATATTCCTGATACTTTTCTTAGACCAAGTAGACTTGATTTAAAAATTGAAGTAGATTATCCTTCCGAACAAACAAGAAGAGAATATTTTAAATTTAAACAAGTTTCAGAAGATGATTTAGATAATTTAGTTGCTAAGACAGATCAATGTTCTTTAGCTGATTTAAAAGAAGTATACATCTGTGTATATCTTTTAGATTACACTGTAGATGAAGCTGTTAATCAAGTACTTACTCCAACTGAGAAAAAGAATTATCTACAAAGAAAATACACAAAATCAAAAATAGGTTTGTAAAACATATTACAGTCCTGAAAACTTATATTTTTAAGTTTTAAAACCAGATGAAATTATTTTATAGATTGAAAATTCTTCTAGATTAAAATTATTCTACTTGAGGCATTTTTTAAAATAGAAATGTATTATCTTTGTAGGGTAATTAGATGACAATAACACATAGATGATTTTCAAATAAATTTTAATGTACATATGAATATGAAAATTGCGGAAGCACAAGGTTACAGTAAACAAAAAGCTCTAGAAACAACAGGTTTTGACGTAGATGTTGAAAGATTAAAAAATGCAACACAGTCTTGGAAGAAAGCTGGTTCACCTCTTGGTGGAAAAAAATTAAATGAGTTCTTAGAAGCTTATATTAAAGATAATAAGGTATATGGTGCATATGTTGTGGTTGAAGCCGCTTCAGACGACACAAGAGAAAGACCTTATAAAGTTATTAATGAAGCTACTAAAGGTAAGAGAAAATCTACAACTACTTATCAAGTAAAAGAAGCTGAACTTAAAGTTAAATATCATAATACCAAAGACGAAGAAGGTAATGATGTTGAAGTTCCTGAAGTTACAGTTGTTTCTTCTGGTAAAGTAGAAGGTAGAGCTACTAAGAAAGATCAGGCAGTCAAATTGATGAAAGATCTTATTAAACAAAACAAAAAGAACTATGTGATTGAAATCGTAAAAGAAATCACAGAAGGTCAAAAATTCGCTGCATATGGAGAATATACTCCTTCAAAATCAGCTGAATTAGGTAAATTTTTATTTGCTGTAGCAGACTAATTTGATTAGTAAAACTAATTATTAGGGTGGAAGATTTTCTTTCACCCTTTTTTATTCTTTAAAATTTAATAAAAAGTTTGTAAAAACTATACAATAATACATGAGTAAAAAAGAAAATATAATAGATGCATCTTATGATGCGACTCAAGATGAGTCATTTGATAACAGATCAGTAGGTATTCCAGTAAGAGACGAAAATAATCGTATCACTCATTACCATTTTAGAATATTTATTAAAGATAAACCTACTTTAGAGGGTGACTTGTCTAGAGAACAAATGGAATTAATGTTTAGAAATTATTCTTCAGAAGGTGCAAATCTTACTCAAAGAACTGTTTCTAGAGACTTTCCATATACTTTATCAGATTTTAAGAAGATACTAAGAGCTTTTAAAATAACTAAAGCTTCAATTCCGTTTCCTCAACATATACTAGATGAAAGAACTTCAGGTGAATTAACTGAATTAGCTGTTCAACAAAAAGAAATAGATTTTATTAAAAAATATGAACAGGATAAAGGAAATTTATTCAGAAAGAAATTCAATGAACTAGTTATACAGCATCAACAATTAAAAGATGCTTATAAAAAGGCAGAATATATTTCTAGAGAAGTAGATCCAGCTAATTTTGTTATTAAAGAAAATCCAAATGGAACAAAGACTTTAATGGTATATCTAAGTGATATGCATATTGGAGCATATGTTTCAAATGAAGGAGTTTACGATAATGATTATAATGAAGCAGAAGTAAATAGAAGACTGAGTAAAGTATTACAAAAAATATCTTCTTATAAAGATATTGATAATTTAATTATCTTTAATTTAGGAGACGCTATTGATGGATATAACGCCTCAACAACTAGACCAGGATCAACTCATGTGCTTCCTCAGAATATGTCTAACAAAGAACAAGGACAAGTATTATTGAGACAAATGAGTGGTTTCTTTAAATATATTCAAGAAAATGTCTCTTATAATAATCTTTACTTTTATTCGGTCGGTCACTCTAATCATGGAGGAGATTTTGAACATAGTATAATTACAGCTCTTTCTATAATGTTAGAAACAACAGGAGTTATATGTCATGTATCAACAAGACCTATTGACCACTTAACTGTGGATGATAAAACAATTATTTTTATGCATGGTAAAGATAATTTAGATCAATTTAAGAATTTTCCATTAGTGGTTAATGATAAAACAGAATTATACCTAAATGAATATATTTATCAACATAATCTTAGTGGAGACATTTTAGTTATTAAGGGCGATTTACACCAAAGTGCAACTTCTTATGCTAAATTATTTAAGTATAAATCAGTTGGAAGTTTATTTGGATCAAGTAATTGGATCCATGCTAACTTTGGATCAACTAAATGGTGTTGTGATTACACAATCATAGATGAACAAGGAGATATGATTGATGGTGTAATTAAAGATAGATAATTTTAACGTTAAATTAAGACAATTTATAGAAAGTGGAAATTAGTGTACAAGAATTGCTAGCAGGCAAAAGCACAATAATTAAAAATAAAGAATACTTTCCAACAAAAACTTATGTAGAACCATTTTTTGAAAAGATGAGCAAGTTTACGGATCAATTTATTATCCAAGTAAAAGAAGCTGATCAAATGAGTGTTACTAAAGACTCAAAAGATATGGTTTATAACAGAGTTTGGGTACAGGCAGTATTACCAGAAAAATATACAATAGACAATCATGACGAGGTTTATGGTCTAGTTTATGGACTAGATGCTAGAAAACCTGTTGCAAAAATATATAGAGGTACATTAAACAGAGCATGTTTAAATCTTTGTGTATTTAGCCCAGATTGGCTAGCTGTTCAAGAACTACAACCTGATGCTCCAATTAATTTTGGAGCTTTAAAAGAGCTTGTAGAAAAAGAAAATAATATGCATAATATTATCCAAAATATGAAAAATGAATATATGATAAGAGAAGATCATAAAATTCATTTAGGAGATTGGGTAGATTTCACTATCAGACAATACGATGATAGAGGTTTTGGTAAAGTACAGATGGCATCGTCTGTACCTATTAGTGCATATAAAGATATCTATATAAATTCAGATAGTAAGTATTTTATACCAGAGGGAATTAATCCTACTAAATTTCAAATATATAATGCTTTTACAGAGTTAATAACTCATGATAAAAGAGATATTTTGAATGTAGCAGATAAGACTCTTCTATTAGGAAAAATGCTTAATGTATCACCTTATTAGAGTAATTTATGATGAAGATTGTAGATTCATTCTTGATATTGTAAATAAATATAATATTGAGAAAGAATTCTACAGTCTTAGTCATAATAAAGAAAGAAAAAAGGCTCTTCCTATATTAACTAGAAATGGTACAAAAAATGTTCCATTAATTGAGTTTGTAGACGAAGATGGTGAAGAAAGTAAAGTTATATGGAGTGAGACTAACCCAGATTGGGAACAAGAATTAGATAAATTAATACCTACAGATGATTTAACTATAAGTAATAATTTATAACAATGATTACACTATTTGATGAAAGAGACCTGGTTTCTTTTGGAATGTATATGATTTCCGAACAAAGAAAAGAGTCTATAAAAAATAATCCAGAAATTACAAACAATGAAACTCGTAAAGCAATTCTTAAAACTGTAACTCAGTTCGATTTTAATAATTGGTTAAATTATAAAATGAAAGCTGATCAAGCAGAACAAGAAGCTTTAGAAAATTCAATGTCAATTACTCAAGATGAAATGGAGGAAGCACTTTCTCCTGAAAATACAGAAGATAATCCTAAAATTATTAAGTTAAACCCTGAAGTATAATGAATGATTATTTTAAACATGATGAGCTTGCTTATGATGTTTGGAAGTCTAAATATCAACAAAACGAAGAAACTGTAGAACAATTCTTTTCAAGACTTTCTGATAACTTTTACAGAGAATTTAAACACCATGATTCTTT